CTAAGACTATGAGCTATGGCAGAACTCGTCATCCCAGCAATAAGGCCGTTTTCAATGACCTGCATGATCTCTTCAGACCTGACCTTATCAATGCCATTCTCGGCATCAACAAAGCCCTCCAGAAGCCTCCTGGCAAGCGTCCTTCTCTGATCATCCCTTGTCCTTGATTTTATCATGTCAATTGCGACAAGATCAGTATCTTCAAATACGCTTCCATCAGCCTTAGTAGAGACATGGGCAAGCATCTTGGCGTTCATTGTTGCCATGCTGAATGATTTTTCCATGATCTCATTAGCTACCGGAAGAACATTATCAAGGTAATGCCTTTTTCTGGCTTCAGACTGCGATATCAAAAATGCGCCAACATCTCTCTCAGATCTCAGGGCATATCTGGCATTTGCAAGAATGTTCTCAATATATTGGTCTATAGCCTTGGCGTATTTCCTTGATTCGTTTTCTTCTAACTTGATTTGATCATCAACAGCTTTTTTCTTGGCCATTTCCTTTGCGCCAAAGTAGGTATCCTTGTCGATTATGTCAGGATGGGAATGCATGTCATTTCCATTTGGTTCAACTTTCCATTTCTTTATCTCATGGTTATGTTGTGACCCATCACCCTGCAAAGGGCCGAGCGTGTTTCCATTACCCTGCTCGTCCCATTGGCAATAGTGGACATGTCGATATTGACCATCGCCATCATCCGTATTGCCCTGTTTGAACTTTTTTTCTCCAGTAGTATCTGGCGTATCACTTTCTCCAGCAGCAGGAGGCTCTGGTTCTCTTTGGTCAGACGGGTTACCCATTGATGCAAGGGGATTACTCTTTACAATCTCAGCGACAAATTTATCGCCTCTTTCATCATCAGGAGGAAGTTCTTCAATCTTAAGAATCACTTTCCTGATTTCATTTATCGTCATGAACTTGGAAGCTTTCTCGCCAAGTTCACATTTAGAATAAAAAGAGCCCTCAACTGCATCAAGGCCCTCAAGATCTGCTTTTACGTAGATAGAACCCTTGAATTTAGTCTTTATGAGATAGGATTCATTCCACCCGCTCTCTATAAAAAGAGTAAGAGGAACTATGGTGTTATCCCACATGTTGGCTTTTTGATCTTCTGCCGTAGATCTGTTTACGTCCTGGACAACACCCACTTGCGAAGGAGGAATCCCAAGGTTAGCCAGAAGAGTAAGCCTGTTTTCTTTAAGGCCCTCAAGATGCTGCATCTCACTCATGGATAACGAAGAGTTCTTCCACTTAGCACCTTTAGGTAGGAATAACTGACGCCACCAATTGCGCTTACCAGTGAACGCCTGCTCAAAGGTACGCATCAGCCGTTCCATCCTGGTCTTGCTGATATCCTGGTCTGTTTCAATTACGCCAGAATGCATACCACCGCGAAGATAGAAGGCCATCTCGTATTCATTTTTGAATCTGTCCAGAAGAACAGGGCGAGATGCACTTATTATCAGAGGGAGCCCATAAAATGGATTGAAAGGATTCGGCAATTTTATGTGAATGCATCGCTCAAATGGGATAGTCGAATCAGTAAATTTAACAGCAGACATATCACTAATTTGAATGCTTTCTATTGGCCCAATTTCAACTACCTTTTTCCTGTCTGCTTCAGACTTTATCTCCCTCATGACAGGAGTAATAGTCGAAATAGGAAGCCACATGCATGTAGAGAATTTTTCATCTAGAACTAAAAAATAATTCCCACCAAGACTTAAATCAATATAGGAGCATGAATCCCTAAAAGCCTTGCTCGTTATATAATTGCCAGTGTTGATTAACTTTTGAACAGGATGGTTTGGCAGTTCTTTGTGGCTATTAGAATCATAAACCTTAAATGGAACTTGCATCAAACTTCTTGATATCAATGATGCGCACGTATTGACCCATGGTTCCCTGGCATAAAGCCCAACAAGTCTGCCAACAGTTGCCTGTATATTGAATTCTGGCCCAAAATAGTTTCCATCTTGCGCCAGATTGTCATTTTGGAATTTATCGTAGTTGAACTCAGATTTGATCTTATGCTCTATCCCAAATCTATCTTCAAGATCTGGCCTATTGTCTCTGACTTCATTGAGTTCTGAAATGTCCCTGGATTCTTCACCTGGGAAAATAATAGAAGAAGGCTCTTTGGCCTTAAACAATTCCGAAAAACCCATGCAACACCGTCCTTGGTTTATGCATCTTCATAATCAAACTGAAAGTCGTGGTCATCTTCAATATCTTCAGTGTCAAACGGATCAGGGCCTTCCATGGCCATATCCGCGTAAGCACCAATAACATCATCCAAACTTTCGCCGCTCAAAGCCGCTAACATGTATTCTTCAGACACAGTTGAACATGAATTTGAATACGCCCCACTTATTGCCAAAATAGCCGCTGAGACAACGTCATCATGTTCTCCATCTGGAGCGCCGTACTTGTGTAAACCGGTCGCTGTGACAGATAACTCATAAATACCGAACTCATGAGAAATGCGTCGGATCTTTGGCGTTTTGTGCCAACCTGATTGTACACTTAGTACGGCTTTCGTTATCATCTCAGATTTAGATTTTGTCGTAAAGCTAATTGGCTGAAGATCAGCCTCGAATTGTGCCTCGGCAAGCATGTCTTCAAATGCAACGCCTACGCCAGTAGCGTCAAATCTTACTGTATTTTCACAACCAGTAAAGTAATTAGTAATATAAGTTTTTAACCGTATAATTTGCTGAGGATATGGGATGTGCTGGAATCTGCAATATCCGACAAGTTTTCCACCACTATTTACGCTGTAAAAGACAGTGTAGTCCTGTTTCCTGGCAACATCGACACCATGGAATACGTCACCAATCCTATGGTGTTCGTCATGGACCCAAAATCTCTCCATCGTTGTTTTGTAGGCGATGGAATCATCCCACATTGTGTTCAAATCGCCAAATGTCGTAGAATGACTAACAAACTCAGCCAGATAATATTGAGAGAATAGATGGGCAGGAAGAAGCTTCTTAGCCCTTGAGATGGCCTCCTTGGAAACAAACGGACTGTCCTCTGTCTTTAAATTCACATAGACAAAAAATGGGTCATCACCCAATTGAGCCTGCTTCGACAACTCATAATACCAAGTAAGCCCTCTTGGCGTACCTGTGATTATACCCTTACCCCTGGTTTGGGTTATCGTTGTCATGAGCGAGATCCAAACTTGCTTGGAAATCTTACCAGCCTCATCTACGACAAAACGATCTACTGCTTCACCCTCTATAGTTGTCTCTGCATCTTTTCCATGAAGGAACTTAACGAATGAACCGTTTCCCAATCTTATTTCAAGTAGCCCATCCATCATGTCTATAGAGCTATCGGCAGGCATGAAACTTTTAAAATATCTGTAAGCGATTTTGCATTTCAAATATGTAGGAGCTATCCACACGCAATACAGGCGAGAAAATGTCATCGCCTCTGTAACCATCCATAATGATGACCCATAGGTATTGTGTGTTGGAATGCAGCCTTCCCCACAGAGAAAAAGATGAGTAGGGCTATCAACCTTAATACATTTGACTGGTACTGATTCAACCTGGGTTATCGATAGTATATAAACCCACTGATTAGCTGGTTTTTTGAAACCAATTTCAGGGATATCGTTATCAACAGCTCTGATACGATGAGAAGATGTTTCTCCATATTTGTAAAGTGTATCCAAAATCTCTTTTGTCGTTCTAACAGCAGATCCGCCATCAAAACATTCTGTGACCCACAGATGTTCCTCATCAGCGACAACTTTAGTACCTTCTGAGAATACTAATTCATAGCAATTATGATCATACATTGGATCTGTTTCGTAAATAACCATGACAGGTTTACCATGTTCGTCAAAAACATAGTCACCTTCATGGATATCACCAAGCATCTTCCAACCAGACGGAGTTGGTATAAGTGTCTGTAATGATTCGGCTTTTCCGCATTTTGTACCACATGGCGCAATGAGTGCTTGTGCCAAAGGATTTTCAGTGGACCAATATAGGAATGTTTCCTGGCCTCCTTTATGTGGAGGTGGAAGCCTGAGAGTTATTTGTTTCTTTTTAATCAAAGCGGCCATTGGTTTCTCCCAAGTACATGATTACAAAAACAAAAAAAGATGGCAAGAATTAACTTCCCATCTACTTGGAATCGCTTTAATTTTACAGAGCTTTCTACATAATCATAATCTCATTTTTTCGATATATTCAGCAGTCATTTTCATGCTTTCCCTGATCAGCTTTTTAGAATTTTCCATATCGCTATCTTCTGTTAGCTTTGATTGAATCTTGACAGTTTGGCATGTCAGTTCAAATACCAGGGCATGCATAGACGTGATTATGTATGTTGAGCATTCTTGCTGGGTCCATTCATCAATATGCAAGTCTGCCTGTGACCTTATGTGGTCAATAATCATCTTCGTTAGGTGTATAGTTGTTGATTCTATTAAATCTTTCTTGGAATCTTTTTTCATTTTTCATCCTTATTAGAGCGTACTCCTTAAAACTTTGATGGTTGGACATTACCAAATCCAGCGAGTATCTCAACAAATAAGCGATAGGAACTTCCTTATCCATGCTCATTATCTTCAAATATTCGATCTGATTTTCATCCAATCTGATGTAGTAACCCTTGCGTTTTTTGGTTTCTTCTTGATTTTTTTCGCGTCGTGCTCTAGGCATATTTCATGCATTTCTCTAATCATAGGATGTAATTTTATGAAAAAGCTTATCGCTAATATCTATATTTTTCTCAAAAAGTCAAAGATACGGCAATGGTTTTATTTTCACAGCCATGATTGGACGTATCAAAAGAGAGTCAATTTGGGGGTATGCATAGCTGCTGAATATATATGTTCAAAATGCGATAGAAAAGCATACTACAAATATGATAATTACAACATAGATATTGATGCGGAATGAACCAATTATTATTGATTTTTATTAAACTTTTACTAGATTTTGTTCATCTTTTTTTGAAGTTTATCATATATTATCTTGAAATTGTGAAGTGTCTTATCACTCTTTTTTATAGGTTGGGATTATGACAGAAGAAAACTCAAACATGGCCCAAATAAGCAGAGCGATTGAAATGATTGCTGAGGCTGCCAAGATTGTATCTAATTCAGCTATGGAGATGGACAAGAAGTTAGCTGAACTTTCCAAGGAGCAGATTGAGATTAAAAAGGATTTGCTTGAGGTCAAGAGGTTGGAGATGGAGTTAAAGGCCAACTCTATCGAGAGGTTCAAGAAGATTGGACAGGATGACGACTTAGATTTTCTGAAAAAGATGGACGTTATTGAGAATGATTTTCTTGATAAGACCATATCCAGGGCAAGGGAGCTAAACAGATTACACAAGGAGATGAGAAGTGAAACTTTTAACGGCATCACAGAGGCAGAACTTGATCGCTTTGCTAGAAGGTAAGATTCAGATCAATAAGAGTTACGTGCAGTTGAGACAAAAGGACACAGAGGTATGTAGATTGATATGTGACATGACTGGGACTAAGGCAGAAGATCTGGTCAACGTCGATGAAATCCTCCTAGAACTCTTAAAATCCCCATCTACGCATTAAAAAAACAAAACCCCCTACATAGGGGGCCTAGCAGTTTCATCTCTGGTAAAGGCATTTAGGCGCTTTTGGGAGGCATTTCTACTACTATTTTCTGCACCTGGGCAGTCATAGCAGCAACAGCAGCCAGAGCAGCATTAACGCCGCCAGTGATCTGCGTGATGCCATTGGCAAGAAGGTACTGCTGGCTGGAGGGAGGGATGCCTTCCATAGCCATACCAACCGAGCGAGCCTCGACCGGATCAAGAAGTACGAAGTCTTTGAGCCCAGTGCGAGCTATTTCATTGAAGCTGTAATTCTGAACATTCTGACGCTCTACAGCGTTTTCACGTCCAATCGAACGGACATGGTCATAATCATGGCCCTGCTGCGTCAAACGAGCAGAGTGCATTCTAGAGGAACCCATCATGAGTTCATAACCCATTTGGTCAAATGTGCTTTCGGGAAGTGCCATAGTAAACTCCTTTTAAAAGGCATATTGTGTTGCAACACGTTCTAAAAATGAAATGAAAGCTGCTAATTCAGTATCATTCCCCACGTCAAGTTTTTCAATACATTTTTATTAAACGACCTTTGGTCTTGCTGAAATAAAGCGTCCTTCTTTGGTGGTTTCCACCTGATAAACTGTCGCGCCTTCTTCATTTGCGCGTATAATTTCTTTATTTTCTCTCCAATCGAATCTGTTCTTCATGATAAATATCCAAGCGTTTGCGTTGAATCCCTTTATCTTTCCCTGGACGCCTGCCATCCCCAGTTTTTGCCAGAAGTAATAGGATGAGGTTTGGCCCATTGCTCTCGAATCGGCGAAGTCAGGATGTTCCTTTTCCCAATCCATAAGAGTCTTTACGGTTATCCCAATAACGCATGCGAAAGAGCAGAAAGAATATCCATTAGCCATATGGTCATATAGCATTTGGCAGTATTTTTTTTGATAAAATCTATACTTCCTCTCAGTAGGTTTTGTCTCGCCGCTGACAACTACAGGAAGTTTTAAGTTCACTTGTTCTGACTTTAATGTGTTGATATCATCGAAATTATCGAGTTCTATTTTATCGAGTTCACTGCGCTCCATATTTTCCCCCTTTGAGGTTATATGTATAAAATATCAGAATTATCATTAACTTGTCCACTATGTCATTACAGAAACGACGGGAATTTGGATCTTATCGCGCTAAAAAGGCATATGGATAAAGTAGATATCAGATGTTGCCATTGTGGAAAGCTATTTGGCGTATCTCTTCAATTTGCTCCTTTTCTTGTGTCGTTTCAGTTGCAACATAATATGGATATTGATATCGATTTATACTCAGACCAATCATTAATGCTGGAGAAGAAATGAGATATTTTTATGCTTCATGGATTGCTGAATCTGGAAATCAGCTTAAATTTGGCAGCGTCATTTCATGTGAAGAGGACCACTTTAACATCATGAGAATGATCAAAGATCTATCTGAAAAGGGTCTTTTGAACCCAACTGTAATAGCCTTCCAGGAGTTAGAGAGGGCCCATGCTTCTGTCATAATGGGTGAGGATGAAATATCTGCTTTGGAAGATAAGTATCGCCGTTCCAGGATAAAGCCTATCTGATTCTCCAATTTCCATCTAGCAGGTCACATATATTAAAAAACGCTTTTCCCTGTAAAGTTTTTCCATCAGGTGCGTGATACCATATTTTCCTCAATTGCCGCTCTATTTTGGAATCAGAAGATATAGGACTTTCTATTAAAAACAGTAGCTCATCATAGTGTTTTTGTGCGTTACAAAAGACCCAATCAAGTATGGGGTCTTTGTACTTATTAAGGTAGGCTCTCCATGTAACAAAGTTATAGCTTCCTTGCTGAGTTAATTTTTTCATAAATATATCCACCGCCATGGTTGAGGAATCTATATATCTTACGACAGTTTACGATACATGGCATTTTCTTTCCATTTATCCATAAGTCTATAGTATTTTTTCTCACTATTAAATAACAGGAAAGCTTCTTTCTTCCTCCTGCAAGTCTGATTGCTTTGTTTATGTCACTGAATTTAATAGGAAGATCACATTTTCTACACATACGTGATCCCATCAGTGCTATGATTTAAAAAAACAAGGATGGGTATGGGAAATATAGAAACATGGATTAGATCCATGCCGGATGGCCTTATGCTATCCGATATTGATGTTCTATATTGCATGGAGATTCTTAGAAGAAACGGTTGGAATAGAACCCATAGCGCCAAAGACATGAACATGGGTATTACGACGTTACGGTTCAAGATAAGGCGTCTAAAGGCGCTTGGGTATCATATCCCATCATCGAGTGGACCCAAAGGAATAGCCGACCCCGAATAGCCCTGTTCGGTTTGTTAAGCCCTCACCAGATACAGACCAGTCATGATTTAGCCTATATGTGTATCTAAGGCCGAAAATAGGCCCATAGAAGCGCGAAACAGATTCGGTGTACCTTCCAGTCTCATCCGTCCCTGATTCCGAATTAAGCCCATTAGAACCGTACCCAGCGAGCAGTGATATTTCATGTGCCCTGTAGGTGGGGATCTCCCTC